CTCCGGCCTGAATAATAACCTGCGTATCGTCAGAATCAATCGCCTCTAAAAGAGACGATTTCGCTATGTTGCTGTAGCCTATGCTCATGCGCTATTCATTGCCTGCCAAACAGTTCCATTCTGCTGTTTATACCAGATGCCGTTGACTGAATCCAAAACTTCTTCTCCGGCATAATTGGCCGCACTTCCGTTAGGATCTGCCGAAACTGAACGCTCCTGGCCTTTCTGAAAGAATTGGTTCAAAGTGTCCTCGTGCAGCCTGTGTTCAACGGTTGCACCGGCAGCAAAGGCATACGACGGCGTACTCCTGGTTACGATCAAGATGTCGGAGCTTCGACTTGTGCAGACAACCCATTCCGTATTTGTGCCGTCGAAGATAACGGCATGAAAGCCCTCGCTCGTGCCCGGATTCGGAAAGGTTGCGCCATCGCCGGTATCAAGCGTTAAGGATACGTCCGTTGCGCCTATTGCGCTCTTTAAAGTTCCCGTGGCATCGTTTGTGAAAATAAATGTTGTCATATTATGCCTTTATTCTAAAAACTCGATGTTGGTAAAACTATATGTGCCATAACCATAATACTTACCATAATCGTCGTATGATTTTATATATTTAATTGGCTTACCAGAATATGTTATAGGAATCGCTGCCCCTGATGTGTAGTTTGTGTAAATAGTAGTAATAATATTATTATCTGCATCCATAAGCCGCAATGTAATCATAATGCTGGGGCCAGTAAATGTTATTCTAACTTTTGTTGGGAAATAATTAGCAGTCCAATCCCCAATTGCTTCTATCTGCAAATAATCATATACACCTATAGCATCTGACACCCATTTTGAGCCATCCCATCGCCCATAAGCATCTGGAGTCCACTTGGAATTATCAAAAATAGACACCCAATTAATCGTATTTATAATTGTATAAAAACTCCCCGCTATGCTACTTTTCACATAATCTGTTTTAAAAGCTCTTGCCTTTAAAGAGGTTGATTCTGTAATGTCAATTGCAGCAGTATATTCCATTGAGCTTTCGGTCGGCATAGAACCATCAGTTGTATATCTAATGGTTGCTCCATCAGTTTCGCAAAACATAGAAACCGATACACTGCCCTCATCGGTTGGATAAAGCCAAGAATCGCCAGAATCCATTTCGCCAGCTATTAAAGCCCAAATAGGGGTAACAGCATCATACGATTTCCACCACCTTGGATCATCAGATTGATGGACTTTCTCGCCAAGATAAGCAGGGATTAAAACGCCATTTGGATTGTAGTCGATAGTTCTGAAAATCCCTTTTTGGATAACAGCATTGAGCATATCTGCCGTAACGTCCTGATACATTCTTGTACCACGATTCCAAGCCCTTGCTTGTGTGCCCCCCTGCCCTCTTGATATAGACAGGCCGTTTACAGAAGATTGTACAATGTCAATCTTTATGATTTCCTTGTCACGTAACGAACTTATCATAACAGCGTAAGCATAATCACCCGGATTATCCAATCATTTAGGATAATCGAATATACTTAAAAGCCTGATTGTTGTAGCCGAAGAATCTATGGCTTCAATCATTGATGCTGTTTCGTTTTTAAACCCTATAGTCATAAATCACGCAAAGAAAACAGGGGTTGCCATCAATTCGTGCCGTGTCCGTCCGGTAAATTTTTTCATCATAGCCGTAGCCCTGGCCGCTTCGTACTTTTCCTGAAAGAACGCCCCCAACTGTGGATTCGTCCATTCCATGCCCGGCATTTCCAGCAAGGCCGCTTTTGCCCCATCAGCAATCGCCTTCTGATAATCCCGCCATAGAAAGTCCTGCACCGATGTTGCCGTTGTAAGCGGTTTCAGGCACACCCAAACTTTCAGGCCCCCGGTAACATTCTCGTCCGGTTCGTAAATAAGGCGAATGGAATCGGCCATGCCGACAACATACCTTGTGGATCTTGTTGCCACCACGTCCCGCCATTCAACGCAGGTTTTGTTCATTTCGTTTACGGATGTAGGGAATATCGGAACGCTGTCAACCTCAACATAATCCACCCCGGCAATATCGCCGGATGTCGAAGCCAAAGTATAGGTGTGGGTGCCGTCAACAATATTAATGGCCGTCAACATATTCTCATCCCATAATAGGGTATGCTGGCAAAAGTCACGGCAGGCATCCACAACGGCCCGCTCAATCACGGGATCAGGGCACATCGGCATGGCCCCGGCAATATATGGTATCCATTCGGTTACGTTGGTAGCCATCACTTCCTCCTGCCGGTTTGAGCATCCTTCAGGCCAAGATTCTGAAGCAACCGGTTGTAATATATCTGCGATCTTGTGGTATTACCCGGCATGTCAGAATCATCGTCATAGGCATGAAACAGCATTGCGTCGGGTATTGTGCCCACAAACTCATCGCTCAAGGGAATCTTATCGCCTTCCCAAAGCCCCCCAACATCATAAGTAGTTGTAGGCGGGGTCGCAGAATTTACGCACTGAACGTATGGAGTGCCGTCCGAAGGCGGATAAACAAAGAAAGATGCGTCCATGCCGGGTATCCGCATGAAATTCTTGATAACAGCCGCAGCGGTTGTAGTACTCCAATTCGGGAACATCTTATTGAACGCATCAAGAGACGCTTCCCGGATAGCCGCACCCGCAGTTGTGCCGTTAGTCCCCATGTTTCGAGGAACGCCTACTAAAGCAAGGCCATCCGAAGGGATTGACTGCTGTGTGCCGGATGCTAATTTTATTGAGGATGTTATCGTGTATGCTCTTGGAATGAAACTTACAATAAGCCTTAACGAAAGGTTGTAAAAGCCGATCAGGTCGGCCTTGGTATAATCGGCGTTGGACTCATCGAGCAGCTTCTTTTCGACAATATTCACCATGTAGCCCACGGTCAAGGTTGACATTATTCACCTTCAAGTAGTTTGATTTCCGCCTTGAGCTTTACGGCTCCCATAGAAAGGTAAAGATGATCCGCTTTCTCGCCGAACTTTTCCCTGGCATAGGCCAGCATTCCGGTAGCCTTCATTTCGTCAAGCGTCTTTTCCGCCCCTTCTTCCCCTGCCGCCGGTTCCGGTTCCACTTCTTTTTTTATCTCGTTTATATTGCCCATTGTAATGTTTCGGGCAACATCTTCAGGCACGTCAAGGGCTTCCATAATGTTTTTTATAACCTCTTCCGAAACCCCCTGCGGCTCCGATCGCCGGGCAATAAGCCCCGCTGCTTCCGGCGCTGACACCATATCTAAAAGGTTGCCGTCCTTATCGCATGGATGAAGGTCTTCATGCTTCGTGAGTTCCGGTGTTGCGGCGTAAATATAAGATTCTGTTTTTCGTCTTAAATATTCAATAGCCATAACTTACATCTTCCAAGTTAAAGGGGAAGGAAGCTTTTTAAGGCCCCCTCCCCCAGATTAATTGTTAAATGCCGAGTTGGCACAACCAGCCGAAAACGAACAGCTCAAAATCACCGTCCGTGGCGTTTGCCGTGATGATCTCAACGTCGATAGTATCGGCAGCATAAAAAACTTTGCCGTTTGACCACGAATCTGTCTCAATGGTTGTGGCGCAAGTTCCTGCCGTGCCGTCAAGATCGAAGCTGGCAATTGCTTCCGCTCCACCCGCAAGGCCTACCTCGCAGTTACAGGCATTGGTAGTCGCCGTGATAATCCGTATCATGGCCTTATCAAACACAAAGCCAATCGGAATATCAATTGCCTGGATAACATCGGCAATGGTAATGTACCCATTTGTCGTCATCGTGGCGTCCGCAGCAATAATGTCAGCTACCGTAAGCCGTCTGTAAAAGCAAACCGGCTGGGCCTTCATCCAATGCGGATCTGGTCCGCCCGTACCGCTTCCGTCACCCGTATAATTTAAAGTCGCCATTGGTTTAATCCTCCTTTCAATTTATTTTATTAACTGGCCTTTTTTACGCACGCATGAACCAAAGCCTCCGGTTTGATCACTTTATACCCGTAAACCTGAAGACCTCTCATAAGATCCCCAAAATCGTCCGGGTTTTTCAGCGTCTCGTTTTTGGTCAACTGCGATGCAAAAGTAATGGCCGACGGATGCCCGGCAATGATGTTATGCTCGGTTCCGCTTACGGTTGTGGCAATGCTGTTGCTGTCATAGATCGTAAACCTGCCGATCATGCCAAGCCGCCCATTTCTCAAAATGGACGTACCATCGCCGGCTAACGAAGCATCCTTGAGATCCGACTTCATAATCATGCCGCAGAACAAAGGCGGCAGGACTACCCATCGTTGAGTTTGCGGAACATTCTGCTCCTGAAGCACGGAGTTCATATCCACCAGCAAATCAAGGATGTTTGTGGAATCCGCAAGATACGGAGTTCCGGTTACGCCCATATTGTAGGCCGAAGAAACCAGCCCGGCAGTTAAGCCTTTATTTGAGGCATGGGCGCTGGCATATACGTTTGCCAGAATGTTTGTGTCAGTCGTAATGGCAAGCTGCTCTCCGGCATCATCCGTCCATCTCTCAACGTACGGAAGGTCAGCCTGAAGCTTCTCAACATCGTTGATAGCCATTGCGTAGTAATAACCTTTGTCGATCAGAAGATCGACTACGGTCGCCGCGGGCCGCTCATAGTTCAGCTTCATCCCGATGGTGTAGGCGGAAATCGTGATGTCCGGTACGGTACGGATGTGAACCGTATCGCCATGACTCTTGATCTCCCCCTGGTAATCGGTATTGCATATCGTCCCAAAAACTGTCGATTTGTAAAATTTTACTAATACTTTTCCGGACCAAATTTCCCACCGCTATTTTAGCGGCCAGACTATCGCATCAATTCAATATTTGCTTTGGCTTGTACTGTTTTCGCTTATAGCACCTTTCGCATAATCCATTAGCTTCATGTGGTTTGTCCGTTGTTCCACATTCAATACAGGATTTTGCTTTAAATGATCAATAACTATAACCCTCACAAGCCGTTATTTCCTGAATCGCCGTTTCGCTTAGTCGTTGTGGGTCAGCTTTTAGTAGCCTGAATTCACACTTCATGGCATCTGCTAATTCCATAGTGATCTGCCCACGGATATTATCAAAACACCAGATAGCAAGTTTCATCTGTTCGTTTTTGATAAAGCAATGCTTTTTTATGTTCTGAAAAAGAGATCTACATTGAGTTCTGTCGTTCAATCTCCACCTCCACGTTGGTTTCCAATTTGGATTTTCACGACATTCATAATAGAGTCTGCCCCCATAATTATTTTGGAGCATATCCAGAAGATATTTACAGCTTTCCGTAAGTGTGACTTCAAGACCGATCTGTGGATAGATGGATTTTTTCTTTTCTCCACCATGTTTTCCTTGAGAGCCAAAGACTTCTCTAATTCGGAAGCCAACCCTCACACATCCTTCACCATCGACCAGTCCTGCTACATATTTCCAACTTAATCGCTTCATTGAAGATTAACTCCTGAACGCTCTTGGATTTATTTATTGGCTGTTCCCTCTGGTTCCAGCACCCGAAGTCTGGTTCCAGTTATTTAGAAACGGTTTTACATCCCCAAAATTATAGGTCAGGGATATATGTGCCCGAAAATGATGTAATCCCCTGGGTCACTGGGTAAACTGCTGTCATGTTTTTATCCTCCTATATTATCTTGTTATTCTGCCTTCAAGGTTTGCCTGTAGAAGTTCGGCATCAACCTGTTTGGCAAGTTCTGGTTTGTTTGCGTACTTTCCCCGCGTGTAGTTGGAAGCTTCGGCCAATGCCATTTGCTTGTAATGGTCATTTACCTGAGATATGGTAAAAATCTTGTCGGATGCCGGCATTAATTGCTGCCTGTCCTGAGAAACGACTTTAGTAACCGGGTCAACCTGGCTTCTCAAATCCTTTCTTTTGGCCGGGTCAACCCTTGCCGGTTGTAAATCCGCAAAGTCCTGGTAAATCTCAATTACGGCCTGAAAATCCAACCGCCTGGCAGCGTTGTCCATAATAGCCTGCCTGGTTGCGCCAGTCCCCGGAACCTTTGAATTCATAAATTCAATAAACTTCGGATTCACGTTTACGGCCTCAATATCAGGCACAGCCTTATAAACCCGCCCCAAGAACGATTCCCAGGAATTCTTTGTTTGCCCCTCTTTCAGAACATCCAGGTCCTTCTTGATGGTTTCGGCCTGGTATGCTGCTGTCGTTGCCGATACGTTACGAACTAAATCAGCAAGAACGTTTTGCACTTCTGGGTCCATCTCATCTTCCAGCCTCGCCATTTGTTCTTCTGTCAAGAACTTGGAAAGGTCCAGCTTTTGAGACACAGGGCCAACACCAGGTTGTACTTTGGCGCTTTCGAGTTCCTGGTTGGCAAGCTCCAACTTCCGAACTTTATCGGCCAAATATTGATTCGTTTGCCTGGTGTCGTTGACTTCAGCATTATATTTCCCTTGCAGGACATTGAACTTCTGCTGAAGCTTGTCCATTTCCGACTCTGGTTTTACCTCCGGCTCTTTTGGCTCCGGTTCCGGCTCTTTTAACTCCGGTTCTGCCTCTTTTGCCGTCGGCTCCGGGTTTAATTGTTTGTTCAAAAGTTCATCAGCCAATTTGCCCGCTTCCTCTACCTGTTTTGGTAATCCCATAATATTTACATCCTTTCTCGTTGGAGTCGGCTTCAGAATTTGGCCTTCACCCTGAAACCGGTATTCCAATATTAAAGTTTTGCCGTCCGAGTTGTCTCCAAAGGAGTCTCCAGTGTTCGGAGCGGCCAATAAAAAAGCCCCGATGGATAGTTGAAATTATCATCTACCCAACGAGGCTTTAAATTGCGTTGCTGGCTTAACCTGACACGCTACCTGAAAGGTGAGATATCAGGTCGTTATATAGTTAAATCGGCTCTCCCTTTAAAATCTTCCTGAAAAGAGACGCCGCAAATTCAAACGCCCGTATAAGCGCCTTGACTATGGTTTCGTTCTCGATTTTCATTTTAACATCTCAATCCAAACCCAATCTTCTTCTCATATAGCTATTGGATTCCATTAGAGTTAAAAACCTTTCCAAAGTATATATTTCACCTACACTTTCTAATTCACAAGGACTACCAACAACCAACTGTTTGGTATTAAGGGAAAGAGATACCATTCCCTGAGCATGAGCTTCGCCATCCCTTTTCCCGACTAAGATATAAGCCTTTCCGCCCTTGTAATCCTTAAATAACACAACAGCAGTTACAGCATTATGGCGACAGACAATCGGATAGTTTTTTGGAGTAGTGCATCCCGACATCTGAAACCAAAGCATTATTAGTATAAAGGCTGCAAGGAAATGATATAATGCTATTTTTAAATAACTGTCTATTTTCATATTCACCCTTTCAGCCCAAAAAAAGAAACAACAGCCCCGAGGATTGCCCCTAAGCCTCCTGCTCCACCTGTTTCAAATAAATCGGTCATAACCTTTTTTACTCCATTAAATCTGATTATATATGTTCCTCA